TTCATTCCATCAACAGAGCCATTGAATTCCTAATCACGGAAAAGCAACGGTTGAAAGGCAATGACGCGGGGATTAAGACGCCATGGCCAAAAGTAGATCAATTAATTAAAAATTTCGGGCCGGGGGACCTGATTATTTTATCCGCACCGCCAAAAACAGGAAAGACAACCTTTGCCTTAAATATCGCCACAGACGCGGCAATGGATGGAAACGCCATTCTTTTTTATTGCCTTGAGATGAGGGCGGAACGGCTTGCCTTGAAGGTCCTGCAGAGTACCCACAGGAAAGAACAGTTCACGGTTCAGGAAATAGAGAAAATCCGGAAAGACTTTGAAGGCTTCCCGCTGTATTTCGGGCATTCCTTCAAAAAGCAAAAGTTTGACGATATCGTTGACGCAATCCGGGAAGCGATCAAGCGCTATGATTTGAAACTGGTCGTTTTTGACAACCTTCATTTTTTAATTCGGTCCATCTCAAATGTAAATGAAGAATTGGGCCAGGCCGTCCAAGCCTTCAAGCTTCTTGCCGAGGAAATGGAAATCCCGATTATTGCCATTGCGCAGTCCAGGAAACGGGAGACCGGCGGCAAAGATGAGATTATGCGGGCGGACGATATCAAGTATTCAAATGCGGTCCATGCCGATTGCGACATGATGATCATCATGCACAGGGCGCGGGTTGCCAGCAAGCCAGAGGACATTGACAAGGATAATTTCACCGGGAAAACGGAATCCCTTGACCCGATTACATTGATCCGGATTGAAGCCCACCGGTACGGGGCAGGCGGGGAAACGCTTCTGTATTATCACGGGGAATATTCAAAATTTGACGAGATGAAGAGGAAGGGCCGATAAATGAACAATTTGAACAGCAGAGTCGCCGAAGAATGGAAGACCTGGAAGGCTGACGAAAAAAAACGCGTGAAAGAATCCCGAAAACGTCAATGGATTGAGCTTTGCCTGGATAATTGTGGAATTCCAAAACGATTCATAGATTGTTCGTTTGAAAAGTTTAAGGCGGACAAAGAATCCGCGAAGGCTTTAAAAATTGCCGAACGGTATACCGAATCGTTTTCGGAAAGAAGGGATGTCGGCGCATCACTTATTTTTTGCGGAAAACCCGGTACCGGTAAAACCCACCTGGCATGCGCGATAGTCCTTAGCTTGATAAAATCCGGTATCTCATCAGCGGTTTACACGACTATTTTTAAGGCTATTCAGGCCGTTAAAGACACCTACCGAAGCCATGAGCGATCAGAGAACGATGTTATAAAAGAATTTGTTTCCCCTGGCCTTCTCGTGGTTGACGAGGTGGGCGTTCAGTATGGCTCAGATGCCGAAAAAATGATCTTTTATCAGATCCTGAACGGCAGATATGAAGACGTTAAGCCGACAATTCTTATATCCAACCTGACCGCAGCAGAGCTTACGGAATTTATCGGAGATCGCTGTATGGACCGGATGAAAGAGGGCGGCGGTATTGTCGTGCCGTTCACCTGGAAGAGCTATCGGAAATAAGGGGGGCTATATGGAAGAACTATCTGATCCCGTGCCCATAAGCCCATAACAGCCAAGAAAGGAGAAAAATGAAAACAAACGTTGAAGATGCGTCAAGAACCGGACGCGGGGTCACCATTGGCAGGCGGCAGCTTCCGGAACCCACCGAAACCGAAATCACCAAGTCTATCCGGCAGTTTCTCAAAATCATGGGCGTCTTCTGCTGGAAACAATGGCAGGGGCCTATGAGCCAACCCAAGGGTGTGGCCGATATCCTGGGCATCTATCAGGGCCGGTTCCTGGCTATCGAGGTTAAGAGGCGCCTGGGCAAGCTGTCGCCTGAGCAGGCTAAGTTTCTGGACCGGATCAACCACGAGGGGGGCATCGCGCTTTGTGCCCGTAGCGTTGATGACGTGATAGCTGGTTTGGGCATGGAAAGCCGGGTTATGTTTTCGAAGGGGAGGCTGTAAAGTGAACGAATCTCCGTGGTTGTTCGGGTGGAAGGAGATCGGTCAACGACTACGAGTTAACGCCGTCACAGCGAGGCGCTGGCATAAAAAATATAAAATGCCGGTTGTTCGTACACCGGACGGCAGGCCGATGCAACTGCCAGAAATAATTGACGAATGGATTATACAGTATAATAAAATTAAAAATGCAAGAAAAAAAAATCAATATGATCGCATAAAGTCGTCAAACAATACCCAAACGATACCATGAGTACACCCAAACGATACCATGAGGATACCTTGAGGATACCCCCCCTCGATTTGACAAATATCAAACAACAGTTGAGACTCTGCCATGGACGACGATAAAGCGGAAATAGGCAGGCTGGCAGCAGAGGCGACAAACAAAATGTGCCGCAAAATGCTGGAAAAGCGCAAGGCCGGGATTGACAAGGCCATGCTGCGGATCTCTCAAGCCATGGACGCCAAGAAAGTAAGTTATTTTCAAAAAGACGGCATCGTCACGGATCAGCGCGACGACATAGACCACAGCATCCGGCTGACCAGCGCAAAGATGGTGACTGATATCTACGACGTCATGCCTGCCAAAAAGCATGAGGTTAAGCACGACGCGACTGGCAACATGATGAGCGCGGTGGTTAAGGTTTTGAGCGACAAGGGGAAAAATGGCCGAACCGGCAACAAATAATCTGCAATACCAAGCCTATGAATGCCTCCGGGTGTCTAAATCGTTTTTCTTTTTCATCCTCCGCTATTGCTGGATTGAAGACAAAACTGTCGGTGAAGCGACCCCGTTCAAGCTCTGGCCGTCACAGGTCAGGGTAATTAAAAAAATCCTCAGATCCCGGCTGATGATCAACCTCAAGGCCCGCCAACTTGGAATTACCTGGATTTATGCAGCCTACGTGTTGTGGCGCTGTATCACCCGGGCGCATTTCCTGGCCGTCATCATCAGCGCAAAGGAAGATTGGGCCGTTGAGTTCCTGGACCGTGTCCGCTTCATCCGGAACCGCCTGCCCGCCTGGATGTGTCCGCCATGCGACAAGGACGGCGCGCAGCACATGCGGTTTATCCATGAGTACGGCGACAACGGCAAGCCGCTGGTTTACAGCGAGATCAAGAGCTTGGCCACGACCGTTGAGGGCGCTCAAAGCAAGACCCCTGACGCGCTCATCATGGACGAGACGAGCCGAAACCGGTATGCCCGCCAAATTTACAGCAGTTCAAAGCCCGGCATCGACAAAGCCGGCGGCATCATCCACATCATCAGCAACAGCCACAAGGACGGCACAGGATGGGGATGGACAAGGCGCGTTTATGTGGACGCCATGAAGGGTAAGAACGGGTTTGACCGTGTTTTTCAGCCCTGGTGGGACTGCCCGGAGCGGCCGAAGAATTTCAAGGCCATCCAGTTGAGCGAGGGCATGGACGAGGAAGATTTCAGCCAGCAGTACCCGGAGAGCGAAGGGGAGGCCATCAGCCCGCAGTCCGGGTCATACTTTGGCAAGACCCTGGCCCGGCACTCACAGACCGTTGAGGCGGCCAAAGGGATCACCGGCCGTATTATCCAAACCAAAGCCAAAGATCACGAATTCGAGCCCGACAACAAGGGCATCGTTGAGCTGTGGCGGTACCCCTATCACCTGGTTGACGGATGGGATAAACACCACTGGACGCGGCGGTACTGCATCGGCAGCGACATCAGCGAGGGGCTGGGGCAATCGTACAGCGTGGCGTATGTCATGGACCGGCATTTGGACGAGCTGGTCTGTCGGATCAGATCCAACCGCGTTGACGCGGCAGAATGGGCAAAGATCCTGTTTTGGACAGCCCGGTATTACGGATTTTATGACGAGGCAGGCCAGCGTATCGATGCGTTGATATGCGTTGAGCGGACAGGCGCCGGACAGACGACGGTGAAAGAGCTGAAGAAGCTGGGGGCCAATCAATACGTCAAGCTGGACTCCGGAAAGCTGGGCTCGGAGGTTACGCACCAGTTTGGATGGTCGGAGACAGAGCAGGCTAAACATGAGCTGTGCGGGGATCTCAAAACGTGGTTCAGGGCGACCAAGGGCGGTTTTTATTGCCCGGTACTTTTGGACGAGGCATCAACCACGATCCGGATGGACAGCGGTAAGCTGGGGCCGCAGGACGATCAAACGCTATGGGATTCAGTTGTGGCCGCAGGCTGCACCATCCAGGCGTCAAACTTCATGGGCGAGCCTGCCAAGCGGATACCGCACGCAGTCAAAGGCTGGCGAAAACGGATAGCCAGCGGGAAGGAGAGAGACCCATGGGCGATGTGAAACGGGTGAGTCAGGGGGCCGTATTGCCGAACAAGGAGCGGATAGCCGCAGAGGTCGCAAGCTTGCGCGACTTCGTGGACAACTTCAATCACGCGTCCAAGCTGGCACTGCGGAACGGTTTGTTCCGGCAACTGGACAGCGCCGATGTGTTCACAACCCGGGTGGACGGGTGGGAGTTCGGTTACAAACTGGAAGAGCTGCCAGGCGGCATGATGCGGCGCAAGGTGTTTGTCAAAGTTCATGACACCCGGTTATCCGAGGTGGACTATGCCGAGATGCGCGAGGTTTTAGCGACCGTGTTTGATGCAGCCCTGGACACTGGCGCGCCCACCGAGATTGAGCAGATCGCGCCGGACTGCATGATGATCCAGCAGGCGTTTCAGGTCATGTTTTGGCAGGAGCGCAACCCGAACCTGATTGTCCCGGGAAACCCTAACAGTAGGATGGTGGTCTGATGGAAATGATAGACCTGGGCCTGATTCAATCCGACCAGAGCGTTGAACAGAAGGTGATCGAGGTTTACGAGACGCTTAAGCTGTTCAAAGATGCTCATGAGCGCCAGGAATGGATCAGGCGCCGGACAGAGTGCTGGGACGCGATCGAAAACAGGCTGTTCGACGACAAGACCGAAGCTGAGATGAGGAAGCAAGGCCAGATCCCCCTACCCATCAATAAGCTGGTCAAGGGTGTGCAGGGCCTGAGCGCCATGGTCACGGATCAGAAACCGCAGATCCAGTTTTTACCTGTCGGCTCGGGGGATCTATACGTCGCCGAGCTGTTAAAGCGCAGGTTTGACCTGATTTGGGAGCGCAACGAGGGCAACGACACCACGTATGAGGTCGTTGAGGAGTGCAGCATCGGGGCGCATGGATTTTTCAGCGCCCGGCTGGACAAGAGCAAGAGCCCGTTTGGCCGTGTGGTGTTCGAGGCCGACGACCCGGAAGATATTTTCTGGGATAAGGACAGCCGCAAGCGGGACTATTCCGACACCGACCTGATCAAGGCCAAGAAACGGGATCGGCAATATATCCGCGATAATTACGGCGACCTTGAGGACGGCGATATTTATTTCAACCCGGGTTTAACCAAGGGCGACGAGGAGACCGTGAGCACCGGTCTGACCACGGGCGACAATTACGCCGACGGGTTAAAAGACCCTGTATCACCCGAGGTCAAGGCCCGGCAGAAAATCATATGGGAGATCGAAGCGTGGATGCTCAAGACCCGGGAGGAGGACTGGTTATACCAGGTTGATGAGCGCGGAAACATCCAGTCAAAGCGGGTTGAACAGGGTCAAGGCCTGCCAAAAGGGGTCAAAACCGGCGACGAGGTCGAGCCCGGCGTGATCTATTGGCGGCGCAAGGTCACGAAGCGGATACAGCGGATCATTGTCGGAAAGAAACTGGTCGAGGAGAAGGAAAACCCCTATGGCACGGATCAGGACGGCGAGCCCATCATTCACCTGGTTGGCCTGAAGGCCCAGAGAACCAAGAACGCCTACGCCATGAGCCCGACCATGTACGCCCTGCCGATCAACAAGGAGAAGATCAAGCGGAGAGCGCAGGCCATCCATGCGGCCAGCCATATGGTCAATGCGCCGATAGTCCGGCCTGCAGGCAAAACCCGATGGGAGGGCGAGCCTGGAACCGCAGGCAGCGAGTTGATTGTCGATCCGAACAGCCCGTGGATACCAACCAGGCTGCCCAGCGGGTCAATGGATGCCGTTAAGTTTTTCCAGTTGGAACAGCAGGCGGATCAGGAGATTGACGATATGTACAACCTCCACGATGTCATGCGCGGCAAGATCCCGCAGGGACAGGCCAACATAGCGGGTAAAACCGTGCTTGCCCTGCAGGACTTCGGCGGGATGATGAACAAGCCTTTTTTGAGGTCGATTGAATCCGCACTCGTGAGGCTGGCCAAGGTCGTTATAGCCCTTGTGCTTGAGGTATCCGTGAGGCGTGAGGATTGGGAACGGCTGCTGGAAGACGAGGAGGTCCAGACCCTTCGTCCGGACAAAAAATTCGATGGCCTGCAAAACGCCGAGGAAATACCTGACGAGGAAAAGCAGCAGACGGCGGCGCGGTGGGAGGAGGCCATCAACATCCTGATGGATAAAAAGCTAAGCGTGGTGGACCTGGACGTCAAGATCGTGGCCGGTTCATCCATGCCCAGCAATCGGATTGCCAAGCTGCAGGTGGCAATGGAGATGTACAGCGCCCGGATGGTCGACCGGTTGTATGCCCTGGAATACGTGGACGACCCGAAGGCCAAGGAAGTCGCACGGCGCATGGACGAGAAGGACAAACAGTTAATGCAGGCAGGAATGATGAAGGGGGGAAAATGAAACTTTTCAGAAAAAAAGAGGCTGAACTTGTGACCGAGCCTGTTAAGCATATCATCGGGAAGCGGTTTGACGGCCAGTTGACGCTCAACAAAATCGACGGGATGCAGTTGATTATGGACATCAACGGGATTGACGGCATGATCGGCAGCAGGCGGCTTGCGTTTGACCGGACGTTCATACCGCCCGAGATACTGGACATGAAGATTACCGGGCGGATACTGATTGAGATTCAGGCGGAGGAGTTTTAAAAATTAAATAAACAATTTGGGCTTATCCGGGCCCGATCAGTTCGGAAACAGCAATTAAAGGGGCAGTGCGGTGCCGCATCATCGCATTTGCCCCTTTTTTTGTTGCCCAAACCACATAACCCCACTTGCCGGGGCAGCGGCATGAAACACCGGCAGTCAAGCCGTAAAAACGAAAGGGAAAATAAAATGGGAGATTTAAGACGCGGTTGGTTTTGGTTTTGGAAGCTTATTAAGCCGCTTTTGAATGAGCGCGGCATCATAGGCGACCAGGCCGACGACATAAAGGACCCGGAAATCCCGGAAGACGACGCCGACGATAAGGGAGCCGACGACGTTAAGGAATCCGAAACCGAGGACGCCGACAAAACCGATGAGTCGTTAAAAGAATCGGACGATGAGGATGAAGACAAAGCAGACCCGGCGCCCGTGCCTTATGCGAGGTTCAAGGAAGTCAACGACAAGGCAAAGAGAGCCGGGGAACTGGAAACCAAATTTGAACAGTTTAAGCGAATAGGTCCGGATAATTATTACAAGCTGTACCCGGACGAGAAGCCGCAGGACTACACGCCGGCGGCGGATAAAGGCAACGGCAAAGACAGGCAGGTGGAAGATTCAGACACGCGAATGTTTGAAATCGAGGGTGGCAAATACGACGGCATGAGGTTTGGCGACGTGTTTGACCGTGACCCGAGGGCCGCGTACCAGATCGACCCCTATTATGCGCGTCAGTTGGATGACAAACGCATGGAGTCGGAGAGATCGGCACAGGCGACGCAGCAGCAGTTGAGGGCCGAGTCGGAACGGGAGATCAGCGACTTTTCAAACGAGAGATCAGCCGAGCTTTACGGCAAAGGGCTTAAAGACCTGGACGCCAAAGAGCAGGCGGAAATCTCAAAGATGATCGCCGACACCTTGGACTGGTCTGAGAAGACGGGCAGGGCTCTGGGCAACCTGAAAGACGCATATATCCTCAAGAACCTGGACAAAATTCTGGCCGGGGAAAAGAGCAGGGCGGCCCGAGGGCTTTTCAAGACGCTGACCAGTGCCGGAGCGCCGTCAATAGGCGGAAGCAAGAGCAAGGGCGACAACGGAGGGTATGATCACCTTGCAAACCTGGACGCAAACCAGGTGGCTGCCGAAATGGGCCGATGGAGCGACCGGAAACAGGTGGACTTCCTGACCAAAGCGCCGAAGCGGTTCCGGGAGAAGTTTCCGGACCTGCCATATCCGGACGAGAGAGCTTAAGCGTGTTCCAAAACGAAAGGAGTTTAAGCAATGGCTGACTGGACATTTACGACAGCAAACGCACTCACCGAACAGCAATGGTCAAATTCATGGTGGAGAGCGGCAAAGACGGAAAGTTATTTTTACGGCAACGGGTTTGTCGGGTCATCGTATGAGCAGGATATCGTTGTCGAGTTGCCCGACCTGGAAAAAGAGCAGGGCTATCAGGTGACGTTCGGCCAGATCAGAGACCTGACCGGCGCGGGCATCACAGGCGACAGCGAGCTTGAAGGCAACGAGGAAACCCCGACCACCTACGACGACGCGATTACCCTGGATCAAAAGCGAAACGCGATCCGAACCAAGGGCAAACTGTCCGACCAGTACCCGTCAGACAAGCGGGTCCGGATGTGGGCCGAGGATTTGCTCAAGCAATGGATGGCGTCCACCCTGGATCAGGACCTTTTCACGGCCCTGGGCACCAGTCCGACCAAAGCGTATTACGGCGGAGACGCCACAGCTACGACCGACATCGAGGCCGGGGACTACATGACCCTGCAGCTTTTGAGCAAGTTCAAGACCTACGCCAAAAAGGCCACGCCCAAGATCATGCCAAAGGCGATCAAGGGCAAACGGTATCACGTCGTTGTTATGGCGCCGGATCAATCGTTTGACCTGAAAAACCGTGATGCGGCATGGGCGCAGGCGCAGCGCGAGGCGCAGATGCGCGGAGCCGATAACCCGTTATTTTCCGGGGCGGAAGGTATCTGGGACGGCGTGGTTATCCATTCCCATGAGCGCATTGCCCTGGCAACCACGTGGGGATCGGGGGCCAACCTGACAGGGGCCACCGCGCTCGGGCTCGGAGTCGCAGCCGCCGGCATTGCCTACGCCAAACGCAAAATCTGGAATGAGAAGACGTTTGACTACGGCAACAAGGTCGGTTTTGCCATCGGTGCGATTTACGGCGTCACAAAGGCCGTTTTTAACAGCGCGGACAATGCCGTTGTGGCGATCCGAACCTACCGGACCAGCAACTAACCGTTTGGCGGATAGCGTTTCGCTGGCCGCGTGACGCGATAAGCAGGCACTCCCAACCCGCTTCCGCCATACTAACCAAAACAGGGATAAGCTCAAGGGAGGGCTTAAACATGACTGAAAGCGTAAAGTTGAAAGACCAGACGAAAAAGACAGACCCGGCAGACGCCATCCGCAACCGGCTGGACGAGCAAAAGAGCCTTGCGGATATGAAGTCGTTTGACATCGGCAACCTGGATCTGTCCGACTTCAAAGCGATTCCGAAGCGGGCAGCCAGGACGCCTCAGCCATTCGAGGGGTATCCGTTAAAGCCGAAGGTGAAGATCGGAACGGCGGATATCAGCGCGACGTATATCGTTGGCCTGAAGCCGACCGAGGAACCACCCGAAGATCCGAGCGGGCGGGGCAGGTCGATTTTCACGAACGGCAATGAGCGGATTGTCAACCTGGGCACGTACCACAGCCGCATGATCCGGAATCCGGTGCTGGATCAAAACATGGATGTTGTTTTTGACCGGGAATTGATCCTGAAGGGCGGCGGCAGGCTATACGTGGCCGTTGTTCCGGATCATTATGTCAGGGCTCAGGTGATATTCTTTTACGACACGAAGTCTGAGCGGATCGAGATTGACCCGCGTTATACATTACTTGACGTGGATCAGTCGTCACGGCTTCGGCTTCTCTTTCAACAGATCATCAACCCGAAACTGAGACTGGAACGGCAGGCCCGCATGGTATCCGGAGAGGTCGAGATCGATGACGGCGCCATGATGACCCTGCCGGCGGAGGATTAAAAAGCCTATGGGCAACATCAATTCAAACATTACCCCGAGGGGCTTAAGCCAAAAGGATTTGGTGGATGCCCTGTATATGTTCATTGCTTCCCTTACCGGGATTTGCGCCAAACTGG